GGCAATCAGGATCACATCGCGTACAAGATCATCACCGTGAATAATTACGGGAGTGTCGTGCCGGTGTTCTGCACTGACGTCAAAAAACCTGCATCCGTATTGGGATATGCCGCTGCGCTGGACTTTACCCGCACAGAAGGGCGCGTGCCGTTCAAATTCCGCGAATACAACGGGCTGGCGGCCGATGTGACCAGCGGGGATGAGTACGACGTGCTGATCGCCAATGGCTATAACTTCTACGGCAAGTACGCCGCCAATAACATCGTCGAGGATTATTGGGCAGATGGCTCGATCACCGGCGATTTCAAATGGCTGGACAGCTTCGCCGGGCAAATTTGGCTGAACGCCAACCTGCAGGGCGCGGTGCTGGCGCTGTTCAAATCCAACAAGACGATCCCCTACAACAACGCCGGGCGCGCGCTGGTTGCAACCTCGATGACCGATGTGATCGAGCAGTTTAAAGCATGGGGCGGTATTCGTGCCGGGGTGACGCTGTCCGCGGCGCAAAAACTGGAGATCAGCAACGCAGTAGGGGAAGACGTGTCGGCGACAATTTTCGCGACGGGGTACTACCTCTATGTCGGTGAAATGCTGCCGGCCATTCGTCCTGCTCGCACCAGCCCGAACTGCGCGTTGTGGTACAGCGACGGCGGCAGCATCCAGAAATTGAATATTGCATCGACGGAGGTTCAATAATGTCCAACACCATCACTTCTGCCGACGCCATCATTACGCTGTCGGTAATGAACCTGTACCCGTCAGGCGTGCAGCTGCAGGGCTTCGCTGCGGATAACATCTACGGTACCGACGCGTTGAGCCTGGCGGAAACGGTGCGCGGCGCCGACGGCAAGTTATCCGCAGGCTTCATTTACGGCAACATCAACCAGACAATCTACATTATGCCGGATTCGGAAAGCCGGGACGTGTTCGATACCTGGGCGACCACATCGCGCGCCAGCGTGGCGGTGTTCCGCTGCAATGCAACGGTTATCCTGCCGGCGCTCAAGCGCAAATATAAATGCGTGAACGGCGTGCTGAAGCAGTGGAAGGCGCTACCGGATGCCGGCCGCATTCTGCAGGCCAGCCAGGCGATCATCGAATGGGAATCCATCACTCCGGAGGCGTTTAACTGATGGCACGTAAAGAGACGTTTATCACTATCGACGCCGCCGGGCGCGATCAGGGCAAGGTTTTCTACATCAAGGAAATGTCGGCGTCACAGGCTGAATGGTGGGCTTTGCGTGCGCTGATGGCGATGGGGCGCGGCGGCGTCGAGGTCCCCGAAAATTTACGCAGCATGGGGATCGCGGCGATGGCTGTTGAGGGCTTAAAGGCGATTTCGAAGATCCCCCCGGATGAGGCCAAGCCGCTGCTTGATGAGTTGATGACCTGTGTTCAGGCCGTGCCGAATCCAGCGGATAAAACCGTGGTCCGCCCCTTGATTGAAGCCGATATCGATGAAGTGGCCACACGCCTTAACCTGCGCGCGGAGGTGTTCAAACTGCACGTGGATTTTTTCGCTACCGCCGGCCGCTAGATATCCCGCCTCGTTTTGCCAATCCTGACAGGCCGTTTGGGCTTGTCGATTACACCAACGTCCCGCACACCATCGCTACCGTGATTTCCGCCGGCAAAGCCTCCAAGGCTGAGCTGGATGCGGTGCTTGGTGTGCAGGACCTGTGGGATTTGTTGGAAATCATCCAGGTGGACGCCCATAACGCACGCGTAATGCAGGAGGGGAAATAGTGGCAATGGTACTTGACGAGCTCGTCCTCGCCCTGGGTATTGACGACAAAAACTTCAGCGCTGGCGAGCAGGCGGTAGTGGCCGGGCTTGACCGCCTGACAGCGGTCATGGAGAACGTTGCGCAGGCGTTCGACACCGGCGAGAAGAAAAGCAGCGAGGCGCTGGATAAAACCGGGAAAAAAGCCGACAAAACAGCCAAAGACATGGAAGCCAGCGGCAAAAAAGCGGCGTCGTTCTTTTCCAGTATTCGCGCCCAGGTGCTGGCGCTGGCCGGCGTCACGTTGTCGCTGGGCGGCCTCAAAAGCTTTGTTACCGGGTTCACCAGTAACCTGAACCAATTGGCGACGGCGGCCGATGCCTTTGGCATGTCGGCCAAATCGCTGGATGGCTGGACCAAGGCGGGCGAGGCGTTCGGTGTCAGTGCCAACGAGATCGTGGGCGCGTTCTCTCGCATCAACGATGCAAAGGCACGCTTAAAATCTGGCCTTGGGCTGGATCCTCAACTTCAAAGTCTGCTGCTGGCCGCTAACCAGGCGGGCGCTAATATCGATCTGGGCCGGGATGGGACTGAAGATATTGTCCGCAAATTGGCAGCCGCGTTTCCAAACCTGAATAAGGATCAGCAGCAGGCCTATGGCAGTGAGCTGGGGTATGGCTACGCCGCGCAGCAATGGTTCGGCTCTGGCCATGCGTTGCGCGATGTTGACCGATTTACAGCGCGCTCAGGCGTTGACGATCAGTCCATCGCAGCGGCGCGGAAGTTTCGCCAGCAGTGGGCAGAAATCAGCCAGGCCTTTGAGAAAACGGGATACATCCTCTTTAACGCGCTGCTGCCTTACATCAAACAGTTCAACGCGTGGCTGAATGATCTGGCGAACTGGATGGCACAGCACCCGGATGAAATCAAAGCCGCGGTGCAGGGCGTGTTCGATGTTCTGTCGAACATTGTTGGTGTCGCCGGTGAAGCCGCCAATGCGGTAGGAGGCTGGCAGAACGCCATTCTGCTGCTGGTTAGCGCATCGGTGGGTGGCAAGCTGCTTTCCCTGTTTAAAGGGCTCAGCGGGGCGCTGATGGGGCCTGCCGGCCTTATTGCAGCTCTGGTGGCGCTTGAGGAGTTTGTCATTAAACCCCTCGAGGAAAAATATCCTGCGCTGAAAAATAACCCTGTTGCGGATGCCCTGAACAATCTGCCATTCAGTGACAAGGTAGAGGGGTGGGGAAAATCCGCTCACGATTGGGTTAAGGATACATTCGGGATCAATCTTCCGCGTGGTGATGGTTATGGGCAAGACCAGGCTCCGACGCAGTTTGCTCAATCTGTACGCCGCCCACAGCCAACAAAGGCCGGTGAGGAAATGCTGGCGTGGCTGCAGCCGAAACTCAGCAAGCTGGAGGAAACGTTCGGGCTCCCTGCCGGGCTGCTGCGCAGCATGGTGATCACGGAGTCAGGCGGCGATACTCAGGCTGTATCGAAAGCGGGCGCCAAAGGGCCGTTTCAGTTCATGCCAGGCACGGCGAAGGACTTCGGGCTGGTCGGCGATGACGTTTTTGATCCGGAGAAATCAGCCCATGCCGCAGCGCGCTACATGTCGCAGCTGCTGAAAATGTTCGATGGTGATCTGGGTAAGGCGCTCGCGGCGTATAACTGGGGCCAGGGTAATGTTGAGCGCAAAGGGCTCGGCGCGGCCCCGCAGGAAACGCGGGAATACGTGCCGAAGGTGTTGTCGAATTTGCCTCAGCCGGGCGCAGGCATGGCGGCGCAGGCGCGCCAGCCGGTCGGCGGTTCGCAATCCACGATCACCGAAACAACCCATATCGGCACTCTGCAGGTGAATTCGCCGGCGGACAGCACGAAAGGGATCATCGACGACGCAAGGCAAAAAATTAATCGCTCCAGCCTTGTGGGCGCGTATGCATCGGGAGTATCGACATGAGGTTTTCCCTGAATCAGGCCACTGTACTGAATGCTGTGCGGGGCGGTGGCCTGCTGTCTGTCGTTAACAGCGTGCTGGCACCGGGATACGGAATTTATTATGCCTCCGGCGCCAGTGTTGGCACGAAGCCCTTTTCGCCAACGTCATTTGTCGTTATCGAAGTGGGGGGCGAAGCGTCGATCACTACTGCACCGATCGAGCGAGGTGGTTACACGTCTTTCAACAAGGTGCAGCGGCCGGCAGAATTACACATTACATTTACCGTGGAGGGCTGGACAGGGTTTTCAGGCGGGCTTCCGAACCTGACAAATCTCACGCTGACATCCCGCTCGGACGTGCTGGCCACCCTGGAGACGATGCGAACAACGGCGGAGGTTTATGACATCGAAACCCCCGACAAAACCTATTCGTCTTATGACCTGACCAAATACGATTATCGGATCCGAAGCGACGGCGGCCCGACGTTGCTTACGGTAACGGCGGTTTTTCAGGACGTGCAGGACGTGGCCGAGGTGACCGTCAGCAGCGAGACATCGCAGGCCGACACTACCAATAATCAAATCACCCAGGGAACGAGCGCCAAAACGGAGCTCGTTACCTCTTCAACGAGTGGTTCCACCCTTTCTGATGTGAAGAAAGCGATCTCCGGCGTGCAGCGCTCGGCGTCGGAATTGGTTGGGAACATTGCCGATAAGGTTTCGTCAGCGGTCGAGGATGTGACCAAACCTCTCGGAGAGGTCACCGTCAGCGCGACGCAAAAGTTGGATGCGGCGGTTAAGCAATTGGCGGGGAGTTTAACCTGATGCTGGAAATTGTACTCAAGCCCCTCAAGTCTCAACGATTCACCGTTTCCCTGAATAATCAGGCCTGTGAAATTCGTCTGGCACAGCGTACCACGGGGCTATATATCGATCTGACCGTTAACGGCACTCCCTGCCTGCAGGGGGTGTTGTGCCTGAACGGCAACAAGATCGTGCGTTACGGCTATCTGCCATTCGCCGGCGAATTATTTTTCGCTGACCTGGCGGGAAAGGCGGATCCTGAATGGTCCGGCCTGGGTGAGCGTTTCAAACTTTACTACCTTGCGCCGGAGGAAATGCCGTGAGCTATCAACAACGGGATATCAGGGTGGAGTTTACCCTGGCAGAGGGGCGAACGTTTGACGATCGGGGTAACGTGCTTACCGTCAAAAATGCGCGCTGCTATATAAGCCTGGCGGCGTATGGCGGGATTGCCGGCACGCAAATTACCCTTTATCTGTGGGGGCTCGTGGCCCAGCAGATGGCGGCGCTGAGCTACAAAGGGATTTGGATTGATGGGGCCAAGCCTAATCGGATCCGCGTATGGGCTGCTGACCGTCTGATTTTCGAAGGGTTTATCAGCGATGCATATGCGGATTACAACCAGGCGCCGGATGTGCCGCTGATTATTACGGCGAACATGATGTTTTATCTTCGGGCGAAAAAGGTGTCGCCATTCAGCGCGAAAGGCCCCGTCTCGATCGATGACATTTTGATGCCAATGGCATCATCGGTGGGGCTGAAATATGAGAATCAGGGCGTTAAACGCACGCTGCCCGATCCGTATTTCCAGGGAGATATCACGCAGCAGATGATCGAGGCGGCACGGGCTGTTGATGCCGAGATCGATATCAACGTGGAGAAGGTGACGATCTGGCCAAAGGGAGTATCCCGAAAAGAGCCGGCATTGTTCGTTTCTCCCGACCACGGATTAATCGGATATCCCATTTTTACCAATGTTGGGCTGAGCATTTCATGTCTGTTCTGTCCTGATATTTTTATTGGTCGCAAATTGTCGTTGGTGACCTCACTCCCGAACGCCAGCGGCCGCTATGCGGTGCTCGGTGCAATGCACACGTTAACCTCATGGATTGAGGGCGGTCAATGTTCAACATCCTGCGAATTGTTGCGGCAACCCGGGGGCTGATATGGAGAATTTTCATGTAAACGGCTCCGATCTGAATGGTGATATCAACGCGCAGGACTTCGTTATGCGCCAGTTTCTGGGGCGTCATGCGTTTATCACGTTGTGTAGGGTGATCAATGCCAATGGGGAGCACGTGGACATTCGCCCTATGGTGATGGCCGTCGCTGGCGACGGCTCACCTATCCCGCATGAGGTGATTTACAACGTGCCGGTATGGCGTCTACAGGGTGGCCAAAGTGCGGTGATTATGCCACCGAAAGCCGGTGATATTGGGTTCATAGCGATTTGCGATCGGGATATCAGCGGGGTTAAAGCCACGCGCCAGCCCGCGATGCCCGGTTCAAGGCGCACGCACAGCCTGTCAGATGCGATCTATCTGGGTGGTGTGCTGAATGGCGACCCGGTGCAATTTGTCGAGTTTGCCGATCAGCAGATCAATGTAACTTCACCCTGGAAAATTACGCTGAATGCGCCGGATGTTGAAACCAATGCATCGAAGCGCTTTGCCGTTAACTCGCCGGAAATCGCACTGAACGGCGCGACCGAGGTGAGTCAGAAGTTTACAGCCAAAGGCAAAGCGGAACTGTCCGCCGGCGCCACGATTAGTGGCATCGAGTTTGGTGACCACGTGCATGGTGGCGTGCAATCAGGCAGCGCGCAGACGAATAAACCGCAATAGGGGGCATGATGCAAACTCGCTCACTTCTTCTCGATACGAATACCTGGGATCTGATGCTGGACGACAAAGGCAACCTGGCGGTCACGGACAATCCTTATGCGGTGGCGCAGGATGTGGCGTGCGCCTGCAGCACTTTCCTTGGCGAGTGTTGGTATGACAACACGCTCGGAATTCCTTATTACCCGCGGATCCTCGGCCATTGGCCCGGCACGCAGCTGATTAACACCAAAATGCAGCAGGAGGCGATGAAACTGCCGACGGTCTCCAGCGCGCTGTGTACGGCAGTCTCTGATGGCGATCGCCGCATTGGTGGCGTAATGACGATCACCGATACCAATTTCAACGATTACACGGTGCTGTTATGACGGATGAAAACACCAATTACACAACTGCGGTACCGGCGGTTACGTTTTCAAAAACGGGGCTGCTGGTGCCGGATGAGGTGGACATACTAAACGGCCGGTTAACCGATTTCTCCACCGCGCTGGGGAGCTCGATGGGGACCAGTCTGACAAGCCCACAGGGGCAGCTGGCGATGAGCGATTCGGCCATCATCGCCGATAAGAACGATCAGTTGCTGGCGATCGCGAACCAGGTGAACGCGGACTACAGCAGCGGCAGGTTTCAGGATGCGATTGGCCGGGTTTATTTCCTCGACCGCATCGGTGCCACCGGCACGACAGTAACCGGGACGTGCTCAGGGCTGGTGGATACGCTGATCCCTGCTGGAAGCCTGGCACAGGATGAAGCAGGGTATCTCTACGCCAGCCTTTCCGATGCAACGATCGGCGCCGCCGGTAGCGTGGATGTGGTTTTCCAGAACCTCACGACAGGCCCGATCGGTTGCCCCATTGGTGCGCTCAGCAAGGTCTACAAAGCGATCCCTGGCTGGTCAGGTGTGACCAACCGCGCCGCCGGGGTGCCGGGCAACAATGAGGAGAGCAGAGCCAACTTTGAGCACCGCCGACGCAATTCCGTTGCCAACAATGCCCGGAATACATTGAACGCGATCCGCGGCGAGATCCTCGCAAAAGTTCCCAATGTAGTGGACGTATACGTTACGCATAACCCGACCCCGGTAGACAGACAAGTCGGCCCATCCAAATATACATTGAAGAAAAATTCGTTCTACGTTGGCGTATATGGTGGAAAGGCTGAGGATATCGCGGATGCTATCTGGCGCAAGGCGCCGCCCGGTGTCGACATGAACGGTGATTCTTCATACACGATTGCAGATACCGACGGCTATGAGCCGCCATATCCGGAGTATGTGATCACCTGGCAGGGGTTAAAGCCGGTGAGCGTGTCAGTGAGGGTTATCCTGAGAAAAAGCGAATATTTGCCATCGGACATTACCGATCAGGTAAAGAGTAAAGTGGTCGCGGCATTCAATGGCGCTGATGGGGGCAATCGCGCGCGTGCAGCGGCTGCGCTGGCCGCCGGGCGATTCTATGCGGGCATTTACAGCATTGACCCTTCAAACATCGATATTCTCAGCCTGGCGCTGAGCAGGGATGGTAACGCCTTTTCCTCATCCCTCCAGTTTGGTATCGACGAAATTCCGACGCTGGATCCGAACAATATCAGCGTAGAGCTGAAGGAGGTCTAAATTGCAGAATGTGGCCGCCACTGTGCTCGCACAGTACGCCGCCAGCCCCCGCCTTAACGCCCTGATCGGCAGCTTCAACGAAGCCGTTTCCCCCGAAAAGTTCGTCGATGATTTTTACGATCTGATCTGGAACATCGAAACCGCAGAGACCTATGGCCTCGATGTGTGGGGAAAAATTGTGGACGTAAGCCGGCGGCTAACGGTCGACGACGACTTTAATTATTTAGGGTTCAGTGAGGCGCGGCTGGATACGCCAACGCGGACAGATCCCCGCCCATTTGACCAGGCGCCGTTCTATAGCGGTGAGAGCACAACGCAGACCATTGAACTTGCGAACCCGATCTATCGCCGTCTGATCATGATGAAAGCCATGAGCAATATCACCGATTGCTCAATACCGAATATCAATCGGATGTTGTGTTACATGTTCGGCGATCGGGGGCGCGCCTATATCAAGAATGATGGCGGAATGAAGATGAGCTATGTGTTCGAGTTTGAACTGTCGACCGCAGAACTGGCCATCGTCCAATCTTCCGGCGCGCTACCGGCGCCACCAGGTATTAACGTTTCGATAATTCAGAAGGCATAACATGAAACTGACAGATAAACCGCGTCAGATTGCAGTGCCGTTCGCCAGCGGTACTGCTGACAAAAACACGATCCCCAATAACGCCACCCAGGAAACTAAGGAAAAGGGTAAAGCTGCCTATGACTCTGGCTTTCCGCCACTCACAATGACAGCGATCGCGGCCGGCGGTATCCCGCCGCACGGGAAGGATTTTAACGGACTGCTGAACGACATCACTGCGGCAATTCGTTTTTCTCAAGCTGGCGGCCAGTATACCTTTGATTCCGCTTTTGCTCAGGCTATCGGCGGATATGCAAAAGGCGCTACGGTATTAAGCGCTGACGGCTCGAAAATCTGGTGGAATACTGTTGAAGCTAACACGACGGATCCGGACGGTGCCAGTGCAGCGGGCTGGAAAAATCTGTTGGCGGATCCAAATGGGCTGTTTCTTCAAAAGTCGCAGAACCTGGCGGATTTGCAAAACAAGGCCGAAGGGCGCAAAAATCTCGAGTTGGGAACCGCAGCAACTAAGAATGTCGGTACAGACAGCGGCAATGTTATGCCGGTTGGGGCATTTGGCCTTGGTGGTCGAGGTTTCGAGTTTAACTATGCGAATAATGCCGATTTGATGGTTGCATTACGAGCAAAGGGTAGCTGTTTTTTCCGCAACAACAAAGATGGTACCGGTCTGTCATCCTGGTCACCTGGTGTATATTGCCGTGCCGGTGATGCGAATGGTGTATTATCCATCAATCCATTCACCGGCAATGTAGTGGCAATGGGCTTTACTGATGCCAATACCACTGCGCCGAAAGTGAATACGCTTTATGGCACGACCAATAAGCCAACGGCTGCTGATGTTAATGCTGTTTCCAAGGCTGGCGACACCATGACGGAGCAATTAATCGCCCCCTCTGTTGCTACAACGCCAGAGGCAATACCGTGGGGAGCTGGGCCTTTTTCCGAACAATTGAACAATCAGGCACCATTCTTTCAGTCTAACTGGCAATGGACTGTAACATCTGGCGGTATTTATGTGCCAATAGTTAAAGGGGTGTCAACTCGACAAGGGCAAGGCTATCCAACTGCAGTGAGTTTTGGATATTTGCTCAGTGGTACGCCAAGCTTTGCACAAGCCTGCATCCATGCAAAGGGCGATAATACAGATGTAAATTGGCGATTTGACGCAAATGGCGGGAACTTTTATTGTCCAGGCGGAGTTTATGCAAATAATGCTATTTTTCATGTCGACGGTAATATTACCGGTAATATCTGGGGTGGGTATCTTAGTAACTGGCTGAATCAAAATATATCAAATGCGCAAAATAACGCTCAAAACTGGGCTTATCAAAATCTTGTCCAAAACGTCAGGCTCACTGGACGAATTAACCAGCCTGATACTGGGGGGCAAGTTAGAGCTCCTGACGGTTGCGTGTTTACTGGTATGTCTGGGGCCAACTATGACCCTTCAATTTGGGCGTCATATTCTTATGTGCAAGTTTTAATTAATGGTTCTTGGCGAAATATAGGAACTTCTTAATCATGGTTAAATTTGAAAATTTCACTATTTACAAACCTGAGTTTAAATCCACCGAAGAGGACGAGCCAGAATATAGGCCTGATATTCTTTACGCCAGAGATGAAAATGGGCGAGACTGGTACGATTGTCAGGCTGATTTTAGTTCTGACACGCTGAAGGTCATGTATGACGAGAATGGCATTATCGTCTGCATATCTAAAGACGTCACAGCAATTTTCCCTCCTGGTTTCTCAGTAGCAGAAGTGGCGATTAGCGAAACTCCTCCTGAAGCGTGCAACGATATGACATGGGTATATCGTGGCGGAAGGGTGATTAAGCGCATCTACAGCCCTGCTGAAAAGCGCAAGATGGTACAGGGGGAGAAAGAGCGTCGTATTGCGCGTGTTAACCAGGTTACGCAAACCCTCAATAGTAAGTTGCTATTGGGTATGGCTACCGATGAAGAGAAGGCCAAATTGCGTGTATGGATGGACTACGTTAATGAAATCGAGAAGATCAGCGATGACGCAGACCCTGAAAAAATCGTGTGGCCAGCAGTACCAGAGGAACAATGATAAAAGCCGGGGATTACCCGGCTCATTAGTTTAAATCGACAGCGTGCGCCCCAGCGGCGCGCGTTCACACCACCTATCTTTATACGCCTCCGTCGGCTTGCCGAAGGAATAGCGCATCTCCTTTCCTTCCCGTTCACATAACTCGTATGCGGCCCGAACGTTTAACCAGGTGACAATCGTCCCAGGGCAAAAACCATTATGTTCGCGGTCATATCCACCATTCACATAATCAAAGCAGATCCATTCTGGACTGTCTGCGCGAGTAATTAATTGAAAAGCACACGGCTTGCTGTTATAGAACAGCACGAAGCCGAATATCATTTCACGCAGTGACGTTATCATTTCCATCATTTGACGTTTGTTTCCGGGTTCATGCCCCCAACGCTTGGCATACAGTTCAAAGTAAATGTTTACAATTTGAACGGGGGTTAATAACGACTGGTCTACTACTTCACCACCTGAATTCAGGAATTTTTTTAGCTCGCGGTTTCGACTGTTTTTTGTTGATGATGAATATCCACCCTTGCCGCAGGTTTTAGCCAGGCAAATTTCACGCTGACTATTAAGCGAAAACGTAGAGTTCAATGTTGAACGGCCGTTTAAGGATGACAGGATTTTAGAGCGATAAGGGATCACTGTTTTAACACTGCTGCTAATTGGCAAAATCATTTCGTCTTTGTTAAAAGGGAACATGTCAATCCCGATTTTTTTCGACTTACGTCCGACGATAGCGATCTCTTTTCTTCCATTGGTACACATACCGCCGAGCAGTGAGCCATTGGAATCTCGTTTGATGTAGTATTTATGGCGTAAGTTAAGTTGACGTTGCATAAATGATAAAACGTCAGGATGAGTTACAAAACTACCGCCATAAAGGCTATAACATGTTCTATATTCTTCTGCTGTGCCTATGCGCCAACCAGTCGCATAAGAAATAAATTTCCGTATCATAAATTAGTTAGTTTCCTATATTTTACTGCGCTATTATATGATAAGTGGCCTGTGATTTTGAAGGGGGTGAGTCACAGAATTTGTAAGATCCCCGTAGATACTGCCGTCGCAATGGGGGAGTAGGCTAGATATCCCACGTCGTTGAACCTTAGAGCGTGCAGTTGTGGTGGCTTAACTCGCAGCACTCACCAGATGATGCTCTAGATTAGGCGATTCGTGTCGTTGAGTATTGAACATGTGAAGCACAGTACTAATCTTGTACACTTCACTGATCTTTCATGCACTAGAGGGAATGGAAATGAAAAACGGTTGTACGGTATTATTACTTTCTTTTTTTATTGTTAGTTGTAGTGCCTGGGAGCGAGGTCAAGCAAAGACTGTAGAACAGAAGCGTGATTTTTTACTAAAAAATGGCCCGCAGTTTGTCCCTGGGTATCTTTCTAAGACGCCACTCAGTATCTATGAACTGAGAAAACAAGTCGTTAATGGCGGGGGTGAGACAAAAGAATTCCTACATCAGTTGGTAGATGAATGTTATACGTCACATCTCGATTACTGCACTGTTGAGAAATATTTCGTTGCGAAAGAGAAGATAGATAAGGAAAAGGAAAGGAAAAATAAAGTTCCAGTGAAAAAAGGGGCGCTTTTTTACTGTAAAGTGAAAATTCATCATGAATTGGGGCCAGTTGATAGCACCAATATACGAGTTGGTGTAAAAGATAACATAGATACCGTTGGTTTCATTTTTCCTAACGGATATCAAATTATCTCTCCCAAATTGGAGGTGGTAGACTTAGCATCAGGTGATAGATATGGAAGGTCTTCGGATGGGACTAAAGAGGTTGGTGCTAGTTATGATGGCAGCAACTACTCTATTACATTGTTTGATGAATATGAGGTGAGAAAATTTAATGGGGCTGCGATTACGCATACTTCAACGTTAGATATTTCAGGAAGAATTGATGCGTGGGATTGCAAAGAGGTAAAATAA